GCTCAAACGGCCACACGCAGCTCAACGGGACATCCTTACAAGCCAGGCTAAACGGAAGGTGATCCGCGCCGGACGCCGATCCGGGAAGACAACCGGGATGGCGATTATGGCCGTCGAGGCGCTGCTGAAGCAGCAATTAGTTCTGTATGCGACACCGACTCAAGAACAGATATCGGCCTTCTGGCTGGAAGTGGTCGAGGCACTCATGCCGATGATAATGGCACAGGCGATAGACAAAAACGAGACCAGGCACACACTGACATACGGCGCCGGGCGTATACGTGCTCGCACCGCTTTCGATGCAGACAGCCTCCGCGGAGACGCTGCGGATCTGCTCATACTCGATGAATTCCAGCTTATGTCAGAGGACGCCTGGGCCAGGGTAGGAGCGCCGATGTGCATCGACCGGGATGGCACAGCGGTATTCTGCTTTACCCCGCCGTCGATACTATCGGCCGCCAGGTCCAAAGCTCGCGACCCCAGGCACGCCAACAAACTATACAACCGGGCGCAGAACGATGAGACGGGACGCTGGGAAGCGTTCCACTTTACGTCGATGGCGAACCCGCACATATCCGAGGTCGCCCTGGGCGATATATCCGCCGAGATGGGATCGGTGGCATACCGCCAGGAGATACTCGCCGAAGAAGTCGAAGAGTCGGGCGGCATATTTCGCCGGGCATGGTTCGACATCGTAGATCGCCATCCGGTGATAGAGCAGACCGTGAGGCACTGGGATCTGGCAGCGACCCATCTCGGAGGCGACTGGACAGTCGGGCTGCTCCTGGGGATCGGCGACGATGGGATGTACTACGTCCTCGATGTCAGCCGCTGCCAGGAGTCACCACATACAGTCGAGCGGCTTATCGTCGACACCGCCAAAGCAGACGGTCCTGAGACGATCATCAGCCTGCCCCAAGATCCCGGCCAGGCAGGCAAGGCCCAGGCTCAATATCTGATCCGGCAGCTCGCAGGATATAATGTTCATGCCGACCAGGAGACCGGATCGAAGACCGTCCGGGCGCTGCCGGTCGCCGCGCAGGCCGAAGGCGGCAACATAAAAATACTATCAGCGCCGTGGACCGATGATCTGCTGGACGAACTCGAAGCGTTCCCCGGCGGATGGGACGACCAGGTCGACGCCCTGGCAGGTGCATTTACTGACCTGGTGGGCAGCACGTCCCTGGTAATGTGGAGCGCATGAGGAGACCAATGCCAAAACAGACATCCATATTTTCAGAAGGCTCATTTAAGGCAATAGTTTCGGTACCTGGCTGGGTCGACGACCTGGGCAGCACCGACGAACGCAGCGCGGCGAATCCCGTCGATGCGTGGCGATCAGTGCCGCTGCTGTACCGAGCTGTCAACCTACGATGCCAGAGCCTGTCCTCGGTGCCGTTCGTAGTATTCAAGGGCGACAAAGAGGACGAGTGGCCGCTGGCCGATCCGCTATCCAACATCATATACAACGCCGAGCTGGCGCTGCTGCTGTCCGGCGCCGCGTATCTGCTCAAAATCTACGACGGCCGCACGCTTACAGGCATCCAGTGGCTCAACCCGACGACCGTCACCTGGGACTATAAGGACGGGAAAAACAGATACACGCAGAAGATCGGCGACAAGACATACGGCCCGTGGGGCGACGATATGATGATCGCCCTGCGCGAACCGTCGATGACGTCCGACGTGGGGCCGGGTACAGCGCCGGCGCAAGTGGCGCTTATGGCCAGCAAGCTGCGCCTCAATATCGACTCGTTCGCCGCTGCATACTTCGAGCACGGAGCACAACCGACGACGATCATCACTACATCGGGAAGTCCTTCGGCTGCCGAAATGGAGCGCGCACAGTCCTATTTCCGCCGCAGTATGACCGGCGTGGCCAACGCCTGGCGGACGCTCTTCTTGCGCGCCGATATCGATATACATACCATCACGCCGGACCTCAAAACGATGGAGCTCCCGGAGTTAAGCCAGCACATCGTCCTCGACATAGGCGCCGCCCTGGGGATACCCCGGTCGGTTCTTGAGAGCGACGCGGCCAACTACGCCACAAGCCAGACAGATATGCGGGCTTTCTGGGAGATGACGATCAGGCCCAGGCTGCCGATGTACGAGACGGCGATCAACGAGGGACTGTTCGGCGACAGCACCGACAACTATCAAATCCAATTCACGCCGGAGAACCTGGAGATATTCCAGGAGGATGAAGCAGCGCGCAGCACGGCACTGCTCCAGCTTGTCAACGCCGGGATACCTCTCTCCGATTCGATGGCGATGCTCGGATACAATCCGCTGGAAAACATACCAGAGCCGCCGGATCGCGTGGAGGTCACAACCGATGAAGGCACCACGCCGGATGCAGGCGTCCAGGAAGATGCCGAGCAGGAGATGCGCGCCTGGCAAAAGTACGCAAATAAGAACCTAAAAAAAAAAGACCGGGCAGGCCGTTCAAAGCCGAGCACATCCCGCAGCGCATCGCAGAAGCGATCCAGGGCGGACTCGAAACAGTAGACACCCCGGAGGGCGTGCGGGAAGTGTTCGGGCGCCATAGGGCGTATAAGCTGCAACCGCAGGACATAGAGGCCATCGTGGCCGAGATCACGCAGGAGACCGTCGAGGATTACCTGGCCGACATCGAGAAGGCCGTCATCGCCGACTTTGGCGGCGACGCGCTGGAGGAAGTCCTCAAGATCGCCAGGGCAGATATGAGACCATTCGTTACCAACAGCCAGCGCACGCAGGAATATCTGCGGGAGAAGTTCGGGCGGAACATGAAAGACATCACAGCATCCACACGCCGGGAAGTGAGCAAGGCGCTCAACGAGGGCATCGCCCTGGGCGAGGACTACACGGGCCTGGCGAAGATACTGGACACCAAGTTTAAGCATATCGGCCAGGTCCGGAAGGATATCATCGCCACGACCGAGGTCGGCGCCGCAGCCAACTTCGCCATCGACGAAGGATACCGCCAGAGTGGCCTGGTCAGTAAGCGCCGCTGGGTGACTACGTTCCTTCGCAGCCGGGACACGCACATGGAACTGTCCGGCGATGAGCGCGGGATGGACGAGGCATTTACTGTAAACAGCGTAGACGGGATCGCGTCGGCGATGTATCCCGGCGACTTTAACGTGGCAGCCGAGGACATCAACTGCCGGTGCCGAACGGTGGCCGCCAAGTTCACCAGCAAAGAAACAACCGAGGACGTGACGCTGCGCAGAGATCCGGTAACGGGCGAGATCACACGCGACGGGAAGCCGGTCATCCCGACAACGCCGGAGCCGATACCGGTGCCGAAGCCAGTCCCTGTCGTACCAGTACGAGCAGACCCGTCATACCGGAACAGTCTCGAGTCCGACCAGTTCGAGAAGGCTCCGGCCCATTACCGTCCGGATAAATACGATTTGACATATGGGACGAATGTCCGCGGAGAGGCACTGGCGGCGGTGGAGAAAAAGAACGCTAAATATATCGCCGAGAGGGATCGCCTGGAGGCAGAACTCGCGCCATTACTAAAAGAGGAGAAGCGGCTCTGGGATATGGATGTTGTGGATGCGGACCAGTGGAATGCCGACCTTAATATAGTGGGCAACGCCAGGCGCGTGGTAGAGAACGACCTTTATGTTTTAAATGCTCGGAATGCCGACAAGGTGGCGAGTGAGTTTCGCGTTCTGGTGAAACCTCCGAAGGGTAAAGAGATCCCCAGGTCTGATATTAAAACAGATGGCCGCCTGTCTAAAAAGGTCACCGAAGGATACAAGGACGAACTTGTCGAGGCGTACACCCTTATATCCGACGACGTCCACCTGGTGGCGTGGAAGGACATACCCGTTCATCTGCGGACGGGGTCCGTTGATATTAAGGGCATGTCGGCAACACATAGAGCTGAATATAGGTCCTGGACCAGGGAGATAAATTTAGCAAATGATCCCGACGCCCTATTGCGTAAAATAGCCACGCATGAGCTGGGCCATCAACTGGAATACGACGTCAGGGATGCTTACGGGAATGCAGTCTGGCAGCTGAGGGCAAACAAATTCCTGGAGGATCGCAGGAAGGCCTCCGGTAATCGAGCGCCGGTTAGTTTAAAAAAGGAATTTCCGGACGGTCAATATGAGGACTGGGAGACGGCGTGGCGTGATAAATGGGCAGACCAGGGCCGGGATTCCGGGGAGCTATATACCGGGAAAGTATACCCAGTGAAGACGGAGAAGTGGGGAGGCAACGGCCTCCCATCCACGGAGATCATCCCGATGGGCATGGAGCGCATGGCCCGTAATGCGATGGTCTTCGCACGGCAAGACCCGGAATATTTCGACTTTATCATAGGACTCCTGCATGGCAAGTAAAGTATGGGCAGACATCCAGTGGCCCGATGGCAAGGTGGCCAGGGTCGGCGGCGGTGAGGTTGTAAGTGATGACCCGGAACTCAAGGAGCGGGTGACCAAGTTCTACCATATGCCCGGCCTCCTGGACAGGGTTGGTTACTATCCGAACACGGCCCAGGTATTCGCCGAGGCGATCGTTCAGTTGCTCGGCGGTGAAGTTGTCGCTATCAGCAAGGTGGATTACGGCGAACACGATCCCGACACTCCGGAGCCGATATATTGAAACAGCTCGACGGCATAACAGACCAGGCACGCGGTGACTGGGAAGCGTGGAAAAGCTACGACAGCCGGCGCCGCAAGTATGAGCGCCAGATGGAGAACGCCGCGGAGGATATGTTCGACGCCTGGCGCAGGAAGACAAAGAAAAAACTCAAGCAGATGACGCAGACATAGGACCGAGCGCCGTCAGGGGTATCGTGCCGGGAGGTTAATCTCTCCTCCTCCCACGCCCCCGCGGTGCCTCTGGCGGCCGACAGGATAAAAAGATGCCATACGATATGCGAAGAAACGACAGCGAGTATTGCGTATACAAGGCGCCGGAAGGCGAGGATGCCGAGCTGCTCAAGTGCTACGACGACCAGGCGGACGCCGCGGCATACCTGGCGGCACTACGCAGAGCCGAGGAGGACGAGATGGAAGGCAAGACAGCCGTCAAGCCGAAGAAATACCCGCTCGCAGATGAAGGCGAGGCGTGGTCATTTACGCCGGGCGACCAGGATGCCGTCATCGACCTGGGCGGATGGGATCTATTCAAGAACGTCCACACCTGGTGGGACAGCGCCGACGGTAACGTCCCGGAGGTCAAGAGCTCCTACAAGCTGCCGCATCATAAGATCGTCGACGGAAGCGTCAAGACTATATGGCGAGGCGTGGCCGCTGCGATGGCTGCGCTGCTCGGATCACGCGGCGGCGTGGATATACCGTCGAGCCAGAAGCGCGCCGTATACGATCACCTGGCTTTTCACTACCGCGAGTTCGAGAAGGATGCCCCGGAGTACAGGGACGTCAAGGCCGAATATCCCGACGGCGACGATATCCCTGGCGAGCTGCCGGTGAGCTATCGGCCGGGGACGCCAGAGCAGACGTGCCACATCTGCGAATACAGCATCGAAGAGGACACATACGACACAGGAATGTTCTGCGGTCGGTGGCAGGCAGAGGTCCGAGCGGACTGGGTATGTGACGCCTGGGAGCCTGCCGGCGAGATCGAGGAGGAGATCATGGACGAAGAGAAAAACAATGTACACGCGCTCAAGATCCTGAGTGAGACGGACGACAAGGTGACCATCGGCGGCCTGGCCGTGGTATACGGCGGGCAAGACCTCCAGGGCGACACCTTTAGCGCATCGACCGACTACATGACCGATCACTCCAGCAATAATATGCCGGTGTTGTTCGATCACGCCCTGGGCGAGGTCAAGAACACGCTCGGCGTCGTGACGAAAGTAGAGGCCCGCGATGCCGGCCTGTGGTTCGAGGCGCAGATCGACAGGGCGAAAGCCTACGCAACCGAAGTCCTGGAGCTAATCAAGCAGGGAAAACTGGGATACAGCACCGGATCGGTCGCGCACCTGGTGCAGCGGCTGGAGGGGCACATCAAGCGGTGGCCCATATACGAACTATCACTAACACCACAACCGGCGGAACCGAGAACGCTGGGCGTGGACTTCCTCAAGACGTTGGGCCTGGCCGTTCCGGAACTGCCCGGCGAAGGTATAAACGCGATAGAGGGCGCAGAGCCGAAGATCGCAGACACCGAAGCCATCGTCATCGTCTCGGATAATGTAGCAATCAACACGGAGACAATCATGTCCGAAGAAGTAAAAACCACGGATACGCAGCCGGAGCCAGAAGTACAGGCGGCGCCCATCCAGCAGTCCGACGTTAAGGCGATGATCCAGTCGGCGATGAACGACATCGCTGCGGAGCACGCCACCGAGTCCGGCGGCATCCTGACCGATGCTCCCGCGACGAAGAAGGTCACCGCCCTGGGCGGCGATCACGACGGCGGCGAGGCATTCAAACACTGGTGCAAAACCGGCCAGGATAATTACTACACGAAGGCAGCTCTCCAGGAAGGGACTGCCACCGAAGGCGGAATCCTGGTACCGGAAGGTTTGTACGACCGGATCATCGCCAAGCGCGACGAGGCGAGCGTGCCTCATCGCAGCGGCGCCCTGGTTATTCAGACGGGGCTCGACAGCGTACAAGTGCCGGCCGAGAATGCTACTGGTGGATTCGCCCTGACGGCGGAAGAAGCCTCTTATAACGAGAGCGAGCCCACGTTCACCTCGACGGTCGTGGTAATTCACAAATTTACTAATCTCACTAAGGTCAGTGATGAGCTGCTCGCCGACGACCAAACGGACCTGGAACCGTTCCTCTCCGATATGTGGGGACGTAGCCTGGCGGCGATGTACAACCAGTATACGCTGATCGGTACCGGATCGAGCCAGCCTAAAGGCGTATTCGTCGGTGGAACCGCCGGCCTCACCCTGGCAGGAACCGGGGCGATAACCGCTGCGGAAGTTGTCGAGCTGTACCATACGCTCCCCGACTTCTACTCGGAAGGTGCCGTATGGACGACCAGGAACGCGACTCTTGGGGCGATCAGAGGCCTCCAGGGGAACCCGTTCCTGTTCAACCCGACACCGATGGGCGATGCGCCGTATGGCGATCTGTACGCCAAGCGCGTGCTGCTGTCTGACCAGGTGCCAGCTATGGCGACGGGCGTCAAGTCCATCATCGCCGGTAACTGGTCATTTTACGCATTAGTAGAACGGTCCGGGCTGGTAGTAAGCCGGAACCCGTACCTGTACCAGGCAAACGGTCAGGTTGGTTTTTTCGTCAACGCACGCTGGGGCGGAGATGTCTTGCAGGCCGAAGCGTTCCAGTACGCAACTCAGGCGTAACCTAACAGGAGGCAGTACCAAAATGGCTTTAGCAACCAATGCGCTGACAATGATCTCGACGGTGGAGACAGAGCTATCGCTCACAGCAGACGCCCAGGATGCCGAGCTGACCAGGTATATCGACACGGCCAGCGATCAGATCGAACGATACGTCAACCGTAAATTGTATTACGGATCGGCGATCGTCGAGAAGGTCGCCGGCTCTGGCGACGCCTTCTTATGGATATCAAGGACACCGCTGTCGAGCATCACCTCCGTAGTTTGGCTTGGTGATGACTCGACGGTGACGTCCTCGACTTACGAAATATGGGAAGCCGACCAGGGCAACCTGTACCGGTCGGGAGGCTGGAATAATACAAAAATATCATCGAACGATTATACCCGGTACCAGGTGACCTATGTCGGAGGCTGGATCACGCCGCAGCAGGACGCCGACGATGGCGCCCTCACGCGTGACCTACCCTGGGATCTGGAGACGGCCTGCATATCTATGGTCGTCGGCCTATGGCGCCAGAAGGGCGCCGACAGGACAATCCGATCCGAGTCGGTTCTCAATACATCGGTGAATTACGAGCGCCACGACGGCGGCATCGATCCATCGGTGCGCGCCATCCTGGACACATACAAGCGGATGGACCGACTGGAGATGGTGGGATAATGGCAATAGGACAAATGTTAATAGACACGATATCACACGCAGCGGTCTCCGGCGTCGACTCGGATGGCCAGCTCACGTATGCCACGGCGACGTCAGTGGCGGCCAAAGTTCAGGAGCGAGACGAAGAGGTCTCCGCAGGCACCGAGCAGTCGGTCACGTACCGCGCCGAGATTATAACGCTTACGCAGATCCGCCGCGGCGACCGGGTATGGCTGCCGGGAGACTCATCGAGCAGCACCGACCTGGCGCACACGCCGGCCAGCGTCCAGTCGGCGACAGGCATCGGCAGCGGCGAGACGGTATACAAGGTGATGCTATAATGGCGAAAGCATTCTCCGCAAAGATAACGGGCGACAAAGAGCTCGCGAAGCGCCTGGCGCAGATCAACGACAAGATGCCGAAGGCCGTAGACAACGCCCTCCATGAGGAGGCGCTGGGCCTGGAGGCCGAGAGCGCACCGCTCACACCGGTGGCCGATATCGCCGGCGGGACGCTGCGGCGATCATCAAAAATAAACAGGATACCGACAGGGTACTCGGTGGGTTATTACACGAAATACGCGATATACGTCCACGAGATGGTCGGCGCAGCCATCAAATGGTCTACGCCAGGCACCGGCGCCAAGTTCCTGCAACGACCCTTTGAAAAGCGCCTCAAAGGCATGACTGACAGGCTGCGGCGCGTCATCCTCAAACGATTGGGGTTATAATATGCCACTCCACGGAAAAGACACGGTGTTTTTGCACGATCAATATAATCTCACCTCTTCCCTCGACAGCGCGTCCATCGACCGATCGATCGCTGTCCTGGACACTACGGTGTTCGGCCTGGACAGCCGCACATATACGCCGGGGCAGAAGGACGGCAGCATCTCGGTCGAGGGGTTCGCAGATCCGGCAGCCGCCGGCATCGACACGATCCTCACCAATAGCTTTGGATCTGCCAGTACAGTCGTGACGGTATCCCTGGGCCAGACGGCCGGATCGAACGCGTACCTCATGGATGCGATCGAGAACCAGTACGCTACGACGTCGAGCGTCACCGAACTGGTGCGCATCACCGGCGAATATACGGCTGCCCAGGACGGCGTTGATGCGGGTGTCTTGCTCCTGCCGGTAACGACGGCCACGGCATCGGCCAATGGCGCCACGTATGACCGGGGGTCTGGCGTTACCACGTCATCGGGAGCGGTCGCCATCCTCCACGTAACGGCAGTCTCCGGCACATCGCCGACACTCGATATGACGGTACAGACCGACGACAACAGTAGCTTCACGTCGCCTTTATCTCTGATTACGTTTGTGCAGTCGACGGCTATCACGTCCCAGCGGATAGAGACTGCGCTATCGACGCAGCAATATGTACGGCTCAATTACACCATCGGCGGGACCGATCCGTCTTTCACCTTCGCGGTCAGTTTCGCCACGAGATAAACAACCAGGAGAAACATCATGGCAGTACACGGAAAGGATCTAAATTTCACGTTGGACGATTCCGGCGGGTCAGTCATCGATTTATCGGCCTATGTGATGGGGTCTGGCGTGAGCCTCGGCAGGGATATCGAGGCACTGCTCACAACGACCGCAGGAGATAATTCCAACACGTATATACCGGGATTAAAGGACGCCACGTTCTCGGTGGAGTTCGATTATGACGACACGCTTGTCGATCATCTCGACGGTGTATACGGCACGGCATCGCTCAGCTTTGTATATGGCCCGGCGGGATCGACGTCCGGGTATAACAAATACACCGGAGAATGTATGCTGACGAGCGTCCCGATATCTTCGCCGATTGGTCTCAACACCGTATCGGCAGAGTTCCAGGTGACCGGCGACGTGGCAGCGGGAACGTATTAATACACACCATAAAAAGGAGAGAAGAACATGACGAAGCCGAAGAAGGGGCTCACGGCAGCGGCTATCCTGGCGGCGGACGATCTGCCGACGATTTGGATACAGACGCCAGAGTGGGGAAAGAACAGCGGAGTCTGGGTCAGAGGAATGAGCGGCGCCGAGCGCGATGAGTTCGAGATGCGCGTATCGGGCCTCGACGGCGGCGGTAATCAGGTCAAGATGAATTACATAAACTTGCGGGCGTCGTTGGTGGCATCATGCGTCGTGGACGATGACGGCAAGCGGCTGTTCAGCGGCGACCAGGTGGAAGCCCTGGGGCGCAAGTCGGGCGCCGTCCTGGACAGACTGTTTGATGCGTCGCGCAAGGCGTCCGGCATCGGCGAGGATGATGTCAAGGCACTCTCAAAAAACTGATCCGCGGGCGGCCGGAGAGAAGGTTCTACTTCCGCCTGGCTCGCGATCTGGGGATGACGGTGCAGCATATGCTGGGAAGCATATCGAGCCACGAGATCACCGAATGGATGGCGTA